CATTAGTTACTACTGTAACATGTTCCGTACAAATAAGATCAGAATCTTCGTGACCATAATGGATAACTTCGTGTCCACGAGGTACCATCATTTTTCCGAATTTACGAACTTTATTTCCGTACGCACAAGCTGTGTATTCAGCGTTAGTTGAAACGTGTGGTGGTGGTAAGATATGAAATCTAAACTTTTGACTCATTATAACTCCTAATTTAATTATAATATATCATCTTATCTATGTCAAAAATTAATTTTGATTGAATAAGATATGCAGGGATTGTTAATTCTAGCAAATCATCAATCCCCTAACCATCTACTAGGAGCGACTAGTAAATATCTACAACTATTTATAACTATCACATAAGTTATTACGTGTTATTATTTTTCAATTGATCGAAATTAGCTTTCAACTCTTTAATTGCATTAATAAGAGCAAATGTAATGGCATGTCCATTATAATTATAAAGATCGATTTCTTCACCATTTTCATCTAATTTACCCTTAAACACACCAATACATTCAGGAAATATTTCCATTAATTCTTGTGCGATGATAGAGATACACTCTTTACCATCCGCAACAAATCCACCTTTGCCATTGTATTCATATATAATTGGTCGAATCTGACAAATCTCAGCAAGTCCTTTAGAGTATTCTCCCTTGACTGTCTTAATCCTAGAATCAGATGCGATGGTCCAGGTGTTTGTAGTAGGTTTAGTTGCAGAGTCTAGTGAGAGTGTTAATTGAGAACCAGGAGAAGTTGTTCCAATTCCAACGTTGCCAGCGGTGGGCTGTAAAATTACGTTCTTGGTACCAGAACCACTATAATTGCTGTTGATAAAGATATCGCCTCGGAGGTCGCCAAATGTAGACATCTGAAATGTTCCACGATTAACAGGACCGAAGTCGTAGTTAGCTGTGCTCAGAGCCAATAGTCCAAACATGGTGCTGGAAGCTAGAGACGAATTATTACCAAAACGAATACTTGGAGAAATAGAACTTAAATACATTTGAGTGTCTACACCACCTTCAATATGCAGTAATCTAGAAGGATTACTGGTACCAACACCCACTTTACCATCGGCTGCTACACGAACTTTTTCACCATTATTTGTACGAATCGAAATAGGATGGCTGGTAGTGGTCCCGAACGCAAGTTGTGTATTACTACTCACACTTCGCATTATACCTCTCAAAGTGCTTCCGTCTGGTGACGAAACCATGAGTCCTTCAGTGTCTCCAGTAATGTGTAATACATCTTGAGGACTATTTGTTGCAACACCAATTCTACTTTGAACTAAAAGTCTAATGTCACTGTAAACTAATCCTATAGATCCAGAAGTTGAAGAGGTAGAACTCATATCAGTATAAGTCATTCCTCTTTTAGTTTCAGTAACAGTCACTAATAATGTTTTCGTGTTTCCGCTGGGATTATAAACGCCGATGCCATATTTAGTTGAAGATAATTGATAAACCACAGGATAATAAGAACTGTTCGATCCATTGTCGGCTCCATCTCCATGTCCACGACCCATAGATAAAGGAGTTAATCTATAAAAACTACTTCCAGTAAAAGAATCTGAACCAGTTTGTAGCCTATAATATGATGTTCCACTATGCGCTGCCGTCTCGCTACTGATTTGAATGTCGACTGCAATATCACCTTCAGTGTCTTCGTATTCGGCAAGTTTAAATAATTGAGTAGATGTTACAGTTTTTTTGAATACTCTTTGGATCGCAGCACCATTAGCTTCAGTTGTAGAAGAAGAATCGAATAGCAAAGATCCTGACCCAGATCCTGTTGCACCGATAAATCCTTGTGATCCTGTAGCACCAGTTAATCCTGTGGCACCAATAGATCCTGATCCATTTCCTGATCCAGTGGCGCCTGTAAATCCTTGAATACCTTGTGATCCAGTAGCACCAATAGATCCTGTTCCTGTAGCACCAGTTAATCCCGTCGCTCCATCAAATCCAGTTCCAGTAGCACCAGTTAATCCTTGAGTACCTTGAGTACCAGTAGCACCAGTTAATCCTTGAGTACCAGTGGCACCTATGAAACCCTGAATACCTTGTGATCCAGTAGCACCAATAGATCCTGTTCCTGTAGCACCAGTTAATCCTTGAGTACCAGTGGCACCTATGAAACCCTGAATACCTTGTGATCCAGTAGCACCAATAGATCCTGTTCCTGTAGCACCAGTTAATCCTTGAGTACCTTGAGAACCAGTAGCACCAGTTAATCCCGTCGCTCCATCAAATCCAGTTCCTGTTGCACCTGTGAATCCTTGAGTACCTTGAGTACCAGTAGCACCAGTTAATCCTTGGATACCTTGAGTACCAGTAGCACCAGTTAATCCTGTGGCACCAATAGAACCAGATCCCGTTCCTGTTCCTGTTGCACCTATGAAACCCTGAATACCTTGTGATCCAGTAGCACCAGTTAATCCTGTGGCACCAATAGAACCAGATCCCGTTCCTGTTCCTGTTGCACCTATGAAACCCTGAATACCTTGTGATCCAGTAGCACCAATAGATCCAGTTCCTGTTGCACCTGTGAATCCTTGAATACCTTGTGAACCAGTTCCTGTTGCACCTGTGAATCCTTGAATACCTTGTGAACCAGTTCCTGTTGCACCTGTGAATCCTTGAGTACCTTGAGAACCTTGAGAACCAGTAGCACCTGTAAATCCTGATCCAGTTCCAACCCCTGTGGCACCTGTAAATCCTTGAATACCTTGAGAACCAGTAGCACCTGTAAATCCTGATCCAGTTCCAACCCCTGTGGCACCTGTAAATCCTTGCGGTCCTTGTATACCTGATGTTGAAACTCTTAAAACCTTAATATCTGACATATTTACCTCGTTGCATTTGGTCTTACTTCAACGATTCCTTCTAATATTCTTGTTACAGAAGACACAGATGTTAACTCTACATCATAAACGTATCTACCTGGTTTGAAAGTTGCAGTTTGATTTGCTGTTGCTGATATTGTTATATTACCATCTGTTGCTGGTGAATCAATAGATACAGTTAGTGTATATACATTAAAATCCGAATAATACGATTTTCTTATCTTACAAGCCGCCGTATAACCAGTCAAATTGAAATTTGCGCCTGTATCATCGTCGATATTCATAGTTGTTGAGAATGTTGCCCCAGATTCTATTATTAGATTTAAATATCCTGCTGACATTTGTATTCCTTAGAATTTATTTAGTATTCTGTTATTGTAGTATCTATTGTGTAATTATCGTCTCTATTTGCAGTAGATGGATTAACTTCTACTCTTGTTGTAACTAATTTTTGATCTGCATCTAATTCAAAGAAATTAGTTTCTGCTATCTTAATTACCGATGTATCTCTTACTGGTGGATAGATCCATGCTGATGCAACAAATGTTAGATCCCATTCAATTGTTCTATCTTCTTCTACTAAACCTTCATAAACATCTTGTTGTGTAACAGATGTTAAATTGATAGTCACATCTCTTTTCAGATCAGGTACAGCAAGATCATTAATTGTGATTGTGTAAAATGGAGTAAAGTAAGGTAGAATTTGTTCAATAATCTGCAATCCATCATCTATATATTTTACGAATATAGATAGTGTAAATTCGAAATTATAAGGAACTGGATTGAAATTAGCAGAATATGAAGTTGTGAAAGTTGAAGTTCCCGAACCGACGGAAATGAGTGTAATGGTATTCCCAGCTTCAGCTGCTGTTTTAGTTTGCGCTAATTTAAAAGAATTTTTATTGACAACATTACAGTAATAAATTAATCCATTCGTTAAACCACCAATTAGATTGCCAGAACCTTTTGTGTATTTAATTCCCTGGCCTGTTCTAAGATTATGATTTTGAATATTGATTGTACTATTAGTAGTATTAACTGCAGTTGCTGCGTTAAAAGATAAGATATTAGAATTAGCAACTGTCTTGTTAACTGATGGAACTTTCCTTGCAGTATCATAAGACATAGATGTTAGAGAGAAAGATATTCTTGGAAGAACAATCTTAACTTCTATTTCTCCTGTTGCTCTATTCTGCGATTGTTGTTGTAACATAAGAATAGTCTTGTCTGCAGGACCATAAGAAATAGGAACTCTGATAATACTCTCTATGTTTCCAGAATTATCGATTCTCTGTATCTTAATGTTATTGAACATAGATCCAAATGCTGCTGTAAGATTCCTTATAGATGAGAAATAAAATGGGTAATTAGTTAACATAGATTATACTCTCTTCTCAGCAAAAGGATCGTTTTCATCGAAATTTAAAAATGCATCTGATATTTCTTGAATAGGTTCGTTCTTCGCAAAAGGATCACCAATACCAGTAGCACCATCGTTTCTATATCTAGTTCCAACTTCATCAGCTTCTGTACCAGTATCCAATGTTTCGTTAGAATATTTGTAATTCTCACAAGAAATAGTGAAATATTGTCTAGTTCCTAGTGGAACTAATGGTGTCTTATCGTTCACGAATTTAATCTCAAATAGATTTTTAGAAGTAGGATAGTAGATCAGATCGCCTTCGTTTGGATAAGATAAACCAACAATATATTCGAATCTTTCTTTAGAGACTACTAATCTTAATCTGTCTCCAACTGTAAACCCGAATTTAGAGATTAATTCACCATCTCCTTCGAATCCTTCGAAATTCTCGATATACATTTCAATAGTGTAATTTCTAGTGAATTTAGAAAGATAATCTTCACGATATAATTGATCTAATTTAACTATTTCTCTAGGTATATAAACGAAATCAGCCCCACCAATTTGAATAGATTCATTAACAAGAACTTGTAATAAATTCTGTTCTTCTCTTGAACCGATTCCTCTTCCTGCTTGGAAATATTTGTTAGTTGGCATATTTTATCCAATAAAAATATCGAGTGGGAGTTGCAGATCTCTAGTTAATTTTGTTTCTAATCTTTCGATATCTGTAACAGCTTCAGAGTAAATTGCTTCTCCATTTAATGTAATTCCACCAGGAAGATTCATATTTCCATATTTCTTAAGATTCTCGCCCCACTGTTTTTTAATTAGAGCAGTAGTATATTCCTTAAGGAATTCGTCCGCCCAGATATCATTAAATGTATTGACGTCTAATTTCTTGTAGATTTTTAAAACAATACTAGAAGATTTTTCTTTAATTAAAGATAGAGGTTCATTAAATCTAATTCTATTCGTTTTTCTATTGAATTTGAAAGAATTCAATGGAGAAACAGTCATTTGAAGAGTAGATAGATACGATTTCATTGAATCTAAATAAGCCAAATTATTACCTATAATATTCGAAGTATTATAGAAATCATTCATATAGAATTGATATTGCGCATTAAAAAGATCGCCACCACCAACACCAGTTGAAACATCGTTGCCAATAGGAAGAACTGAAATTACAGAGAACACTTTTTCTTCAAGAGTAATGAAACCATTTGCAACATCCGAATCAGTAATTGGTACGATTAGATAATCTTCTTCTACACCATCGAAATGATAGTCGAAATATTTTTCTATAGCATCATCAATTCTATCATCAACTTGTTCTTCTGCAACGTTAATTTCTATTACAGGAAAACCGAGTCTTCTTAAACAATAATCGGCGAATTCTTCTCTAGTTGTTGGTATGGCCATCGATCTCTCCGATATTATTTATAAAAACAAAAAGAACCCTGTATTATAGGGTTCTTCATCGTTCGCAGTTATAATCTATATATTATTCTTTAATAAAGAAACTTAATTGAGATAATTGGATAGGAGTTAAACTCACTGATTCTGGTAGAGATTCGATAGAGAATGGTTCGAATGGTAGTTCAACATCTTCTGAGAGAAGAGGATTGAATTCTTCTACGAATGCATCAATATTATCATTAGTTACAACAACATTACCGTCTTGTTCTACACCATACTTTTGAACTAACTTCTGTCTAGTTTCTTCTAGATCTGTTAATTCAGAAGCGATAACCTTCAATACTTTCGAAATTCGATATGCCAATGCAATAGGTAATGTGCAATTCGAAAGTGCAACCAGAGCTTGTTCAGAATTCTTTAATTGTCCGAGCTTCAATGTCATGTTTTATAAATCTCCTATAAATATATTTATCATCATTAATGGATCGACCCACCAACAGAAATATTTATAGGAGACAAATTTTGATCGGAAAATTATTGTTTTCTATTTGTTTATCATCTATTGTATTTGGATATGATGTAACTAATAGAAATATAAATTGTATGACCGAAGCATTATATCATGAAGCTAGAGGCGAATCTATTAGAGGAAAGATTGCAGTCGGTCATGTGATATTGAATAGAATACATCTAGGATATGGAAAGACTCCTTGTGAGATTGTTTCTCAGAGAAAACAATTCTCTTGGTATGGTAAGGGATATTCTGTCAAAGAGACAGAGAAATGGAATGATTGTTATAGATTATCTAAAAGAATTCTTCTACATAAAACTATCGATCCAACAAGAGGATCAATTTTCTTTCACGAGAAAAAGATCAAACCTAAATGGAGATACAAAAGAGTAGGAGTTATTGATAACCATGTATTCTACAAGTAGTAGATATATCTATTACTTAAAACGGCTACATACCTAGTATAACGTGTGAAGTCAAGATTGTCAAGTCTTTTATTACTGCAAAGATATCAAATAAAAGACTTGGTTATCTATGTGAGAAGTAGTATAATAGTGTTATATGAGCGTACTTGTAGATTCAAAATATCTATCTTTGGTTTCACCGAAATTAGAACATTTTAAAAAGAAGACAGATGTACTATGGAATTTTAAATGTCCTTATTGTGGTGATTCTAAAAAGCG